CTCATAATCTGGTAATTCATAAATTCTTTAACACGCATTGACTGCGCTTCTTTATCTGGAGTTGGCATTCCAACTATCTGAGTTCTAACTGGACCTTGTGAAGGTAGTAATTCTTTGTAAGCTAATGATTGAAACTGTGTTACAGCTTCTGCTAATACTGGGTGAGTTGCACCTGATGCACCTTTAAATGGTTGTGATTTTTCTTCATACTTAAAACCTAAAAGATCTAGACCGCTTGTGTAAGCGTGTTCCCAATCTTTTCTACCAGCTTTATAATCTGTAAAGTTTTCATATAAGTCATGTCCTATTGGAGCTAATACTTCGTCTGGAAGTAACTCTGCTAGATTAGCAAAGTGGTCATCACCTTGTTCTTGGCTACCAACTGATGGATCAAAGTTTATATCAACACTGCCATCTTCGTTTTGTTGAACGTCGATTGGTTGATTAGGGTCTTGTTGTTCTTCCTGTAACTCTACTTCTAATTCTTCAGGACTTGGTATATTTATTGATTGCTTTACGTTTGGTAAAGACTTGTCTATTTCTGCCATTTATTTTCTCCAGTTTCACTGTCTTAACAGTATTATAATTAATATTCAACCCCTGTGGTGTTGGCCCTGATTTTGGTGGTGGTCCTGACTTTTTGCCTATCAATCTAATAACCCACCTTCATCCATCAGACCTTCATTGTAAGCAAGTCTTTCTTCATCATCCATAGCTCTTACTTTTGCTATCTCATCTTTTGCAAAATCATAATAATCTTTTCCTATACCTGCAGCTGTTAGTGTAGCTCCAACAGGTGTAAAGACTCTTGCTGCTCTACCGAATGGATTAGCTAAACCTCTGCCTATTATAGACATAATACCAGAACCTTTTGGTGCTCCTTTTTTTAATATTTCAGGTAAAAGTAAATCCAAACCAGCCGTTTTTAAATTAGGGTCGTCTTGCACTTTGTAATTTCTTGGATCAAGTCTATCAAGAACTGATGCATCTTCTGGTTTTTCGTAATCTAAAATATTACTAAGAGAAAGCCCTGCAGCAACAGATGGAAAACCAACTGGTCTAGCAATTGCAGCTGCTGTTTTTAAAAGTGGTCTTCTTGCTGCAAATGCTGCACCTGCCGCTCCTGCGCCTGCAAGTTTTTCTCCTGTTGTAAATCCTTGTTGATCTTTACTTAACTGTTTAGGAGAGCCTTGAGGCATTTGTCCTGGTTCGGCTGCTATCGCTTCCGACGGAGACGTTAAAAAATTAATAGCTGTGCCTCCAGCAAGAATAGGTATTGCAAATTTTCCTCCTCCTTTTACAGAAGGTATTCTTGATTTAATTAAATTATACCCTTCATTTATTTTTCCATCTTTAAATAAATTAATTACTTTAGCAAAATTAGGTTGAACTCTTTCTGCTATTTTTAATTCAGAGGGTTTAATAGTATCAGCAGCACTTTTAAAATATTGTTTAAAAGAATCTTCTAATTTTTGTGGTTTTATTAATCCTTTTAGATTAGTTTCTTTAATATTATTTCCTTTAATAGAATAATTAGGTAAATCTTTTCTATCTAAATTTGGAAATCTTTTTGAAATTTTATCATAAACTTCATTAACAATTCTAACAGAATCATTAGCTAAAACTTTATCATTGTTTTTTAAAGCTGCCATGGCTACTCTTAAGTAATCTTTTACATCTTTATATAAATTAGATGTAGATCCCATTTGTTGAAAGTTATATCTTCTGGTAGCAATAGTAACTGTTCTTAAAGCTTTGGAGTCTCCGATAATGTCTCCAGGTGTAACACCTTGAATGTGTTCAAAACTAGGTTTTAAAAATTTTGCTTGTCCTTTTTCAAAAAGTTTAGGATCTAGTGATCCCTCTACTGTGTCCATATTTAAAAATTTTAATAATTCTCTATCAAAATTTTGAGGATTAAATTTTCCGGTAAAAGGTCCTCTTTTACTAAAATATTTTGGATCATCTATTATACCTTTCGGATCTAATTTAGCTAAGTTAACTTGTTTTTGTAAACGTTGTGCTTGTTCTGCTGCGCCTATTTTAAACGTAGGATCAAATGGAACACTCGCTCTTGTAGCGATGTCCTCAACATTAATTAATTTTTTATCAACTAAAGTGTTTCTCAATCTTTCTAAAGCGCTTCTTATTTTTAAAGTTTCTATATTCTTAGCTGATTTACCTGTCATCTCTCTTGCCATTTGCATTAATGGTTTACTCTTATATTCTTTTTTATATTTACTGACTTGTGCATCAGTTAAACCTGTACGACGATTAGTTCCTTTTTCAGAACTAGCTGGTCTGATGTAATCTAAATCTCTCTCAGCATCTACTGAATTTAAAAAACCTGTTAAGGTTTCTGCTTTTGTAATGTTAAATTTTTGTTTTAATTTATTGTAATCAACTTCATATTTTTCATCAGGCAGTATTTTATTTTTGTTAAATTTTTCTATTTCTTTTTCTATAAAGTCTGCCATTTGCGTAACTTTTTTTGCTCTTGCAATGGTTGCTTTAGTTTCTATTTGCCCTGTCACTGGATCTCTAAAACTAGGAACTCTTGACAATTTTCTTTTTGTCATCTTTCCTTTATCAATTAATTCTTCTTCTAAATCTTTTAACACATCATAACTAACACCTAATGTTTTAGCCATGTTCTTAAAAGTTTCCTGTTGTCTATATAATTTTTTAAATTGTGGTATTTTATTTATGGGTAAACGAGTTGCAACTTTAGTTGATTTTTGTCCTTTAAAAAACAAAGTTTCCATTTTACCTGTTCTTCTATTGTAAAATTTTCTTTCAATTGGAAATTCTTTTGTTTTAATTTTAGAACTTTTTGGTTCTTGAAATCCCTCTCTTGATCCTAGATCCTCGCCTTCAATAACACCGCCACCGATTGCAAGTTTTTTTCTTTCTAAAGATTTTCTTCGTAGATATTCTTCGTAAGTTTCTTGAGACGGGTCAAAGTCTTTCAGCAGTTCATCTTTAAGTGAACCAGGTTCTAGGTCATCGACTAATTTTGCTTCTTGTGCTGGTCGCATCAGATACGCCATCATCTCATTGTATTC